CATCGGCGACCGAAAGGCCGGGACGCATGACATCGACGAGGAGGATGAGGACATGAAGGTGCGGGTCGTCAGGGTGGGGGCGGGTAACCGTCAGGGCTATTGGGTCACCTGGTTCGGTGCCGCCGACCGGTACGCAGCACCGATCATGGGTCCGTACGAGGAAGCCGTGGATGAGATCACCGAACTCGGCGGGGTTGCCTGGGAGGCAACGTCCGAACAGTTGGAGGCTGGTTTCACCATCGTGCACGACCCGATCAAGCCGGACCAGGCCGTCAGGGTGAACCCGCGACGGACCCCCGCCTGACCCCGGACACACAGCGACCCCCGCCGTGGGTCGGAGCGGCGGGGGTCGCTGTGTGTCCGGGATCAGGCGGGGAGGTCGAATTCCCCGTCCTTCACCCCGCCGATGAAGGCGAACCATTCGGCCGGGCTGAAGTACAGCTCGGCCTCGTCGGTCTTCGTGTCACCGACGACGACAGATCCGGCATCAGTCCTGCGAACCTTTACGCAGAAGTTCGCCTCGCTTGACCGGCTCGATTTCTTCCACTCCTGTGTCAACATTGAATTCCTCCATGATCTCGCCCCTGCATGGGGGCGCAATGTTGCACTCTCCCGAACCTGGAGCACCATATTCGGCAACGAGCTGGTCATAGATCGGACTGGCCACCCCGGCAATGGTGTGCCGGGCAACCGGGCGGACCAGCTCGCACATGGTCATCGCCGTGCCCATGGCAGGGCTGCTGCCTGTTCGTCGCCGGACGGACCTGACCGGGGGTCATCGGCCTGCTGGGCCCGGATCGTCGCCTGCTCTTTGGCCCGCTCACGCTCCTGCATGGTGCGCTGAAAGGTCTTGGCCATTTCGAAGTCGGCCGGAGTCGGCTTTTCCAATCCCCAGCCCAAGGTGTTGAAACCCTTCGACTTGTGAGCGGAAGCACGTCCCAGGACGGTTCCCCCCGTCCTCAGCTTCGGCATCAGGATGCCGGTCAGGGTCGCCCCCGAGAACTGGAATCCCTCATAGACGAAGGGGACCTCCTCGATTATTTCAGAAACCGGCCCGTCCAGAACGGCGATATCGCACTCCACCCAGGGGTACAGCTTGCCCTGCTGCCCCTGCAGGGTCGACTCCCGCTCACCACTGACGAGCGGTGAGATCAGCAGGAGTCTGCCGATCTCGCCGGGGCGGATGTTGTCCGGGTCCTGAAAGAAGTCGACGAACCTGAGGAACCCGGATCGCGCCGGAGCGACCTCCTCATCCCACAATCCCATTCTCTATCTCCTCTCATTCATTCTGTTCGATTCTGTTCTGTGATGACCGGCGCCCAGCCAGAACAACACTGGCACGGATGGGCTGCTGGGCGCCGGGGTCTTGGAAGTAGCCCCCGACGGGGTGCCTTCTCCGTCACCCGTTGGGGGCTACTTCCAATAGGTTGCCGCAGATCGCCACTGACGTCAAGAGGTGATTTCTTGTGTCAACTCCAGGTACCGGCTCTGTGCCGGCTCCATCAGAACGGCACTCCAGAGCCCGGATCGCGTGGCCGCGTCATAAATCTTGGTCAGGTCGTCCGCCGTCTTCGCCCCGAGGATCTCCCTAAGGACCGGCAACTGCTGGTCCTCAAGGCCCGGCGGGATCCGCTCCGGCGGGATCTCGTCGGGATCGGGGCTCGACTCGGGCTGTTGCCACGGCGTAGCCGGAGCCGGGGTCGGGGTCGGGGTCGGGGTCGGGGTGGCCTCGCGCAGTACCTGCACGGCACCATCAGGTCCGGGGCTGCGCGGTGCCGGCATATCCGCTGCGGGATCGCCGCCCATCGTCATGCGGGGGTCAACCCCGGGCGCTCCACAGCCCGCACATACCCACATCTCGCTCTCGGGATCCCGTCTCCATCCATGGGTGTGCGCGCAGGGCTGTTGTTGGCCACCCGAGCAGGTACGGGCGTTGTGACCGGTCCCCCCGCACTTGCCGCACCGGCGCCCGCCAGCCTTCGGCTTCGCCGATCCGGCAACCTTGACCGCCGGGATGATCCCGCCCGGTCCCGGCTGTGGCGTCGGTGCGGGATCCTGAGTCGGGGTCGGGGGCGCCTCGACGCTTACCGGGTCCGAGGCCGGCTGTGACATCGGTGCGGGATCCTGAGTCGGAGTCGAGGGCGCCTCGACACTCACCGGGTCCGGGACCGTGATCTCGGCGAAGGGGAAGTACAGGTCCTTCACGTTCCTGGATTCCCGGACCTTCATCGCGGTTTCGACCCAGAGCCACGCCCGGGCAATATCGACCTTGATCAACTTGGCACGGCCCGTTCCGGACGGCAGCCAGATTACGTAAGCCACACGCTTGCTGACCGGGTATGCCGGGCGCCAGCACGGCGCCGCTGGGTTGGTGTCGTCGTAGATCCACGGCGCATGTGCATAGATGGCCAGCTGCATCGCGATGGGCAACTGTCCGTACTTTCCGGGCTCATCCTTCTGCGTCTTCGCGTCCACGATGACCAGCTCGCTATCGATTATCCGGACCTTGTCGAACCGACCGGCAATCATGAGATCCGGATGGACCACGATTAGCTCGTCCGCCTTACCACCGTCCGTCGGGGGGCGGATCCGGACCTCGGCGGCCAGCCGCGCGTAGGCCAGCACGTCACCGCGATACTTGACTGGGGCCAAGTCGGCCAGACTTTCAATTGCCGACCACACCTCGGCCGACCGTTCATTGCCCTGTGTCAGCAAGTTGTCAACCTCGGTGGTGACTCCGTGCATGCCGGTGCCCGCATTGCGGCCCTTGTGCATGCCTGAGACCGCCTGGGCCTCGGCGACGACCTCATCCAGAGCCCTACGGTCGTCGCCGCTCCCCTGGGCCTTGAGTACCAGGTCCGGCCGTAGGCTGACGCCGTGGACCGTCTCCCGCAGGGTCCACGCCTCCAAATTCCCGCGATACTCCATCGAACTGGAGATCGTGGTCGCCCGGCTGTAGGACCGTAGCGGGCCGCCCGCCGCGGTAACGCCGGCGTTACGATCCGTAGGTGGCACCGGTAGTCGGTACCGCCCGAACCGGTCCACCCCGATCCCGGTGGCCTCGTCGGTCGCGCCCCGGTCCGGAGCGGAAATATCTCCGATGTCGAACCCCATCCCATCTCCTCATCTCGCCCAGCCTCTGCCCGGTCGGTTCTATCACCGGACAGTGTACACCTATGGCATGGTATGACAGTGGCCCCAGTCCGACACTCACCGGACCGGGGCCACTGTCATCGGATGATCCCCACTCCCCAGACTGCGAAGATGGTGAAGAGCATCGCCATGATGGTGAAGTTGACCAGCGTTGTAATGCAGGTGTCACTCGGAGTGACCTTGCGTAATTTGCTCACCTCGCTCGTTGATCTCTCTTGCTTCCCGTAGCCAAGCGTCCAGTGTCGGCCTGGAGATCGCCAGAATTCTTGCCACGGCGGCTTTTCCGTGCTTCTCCACAGCCCGGGGAAGGATCTCGATCGCGGACTCGCGCCCCCTGCGCAGATGTTCCCTTCCGGCAGCCAGGGCCAGGGCTGCTCGATCCAGTTGAAGGTCCGGATCGGCCTGGTCCGTCACAGCGACACCGTTACGGTGACCAGCTCGTCGACACCCGGCTGCTTCGGGGCCGGAGCGAAAACGCCCTGTAGGTACGCGGCGCCCGCCGAAGTGATGAAGTGCCTGCCGGTGGTCGGGTCCTGTCCGGCGAGACCGAGGCGGACGATCAACTGCGCGCCATAGGTGCGTGTCGCCTGCCGGCCCCGTGCGATGTCCAGCAGGTCAAGCGCGGCCTCCCGGTGCTGCCAGGACAGGGATTCGATCGCCGCCTGGGCTGCGGGGGTGAGGCTCTTCATCGTCGTCATGCAACTAGTAAAACACCTTACGCCATGGAATGCAATTGGCCCCGACCGGTCAGTAAAGGATCTCCATCGGCTCGGTGTTGTAGAGGTCAACCCACTGCCCGGACTCCCAGCGGTCGAGGCCGATGAAAGAAGCTGCGTCCAGATCCCAGTAACCATCCGGCGGGTATTCGGTCAAGATGATCTCGAAAACGCCGTCCGGATAGGTGATACGCCAGGTGGTAAAGGTGCGGACCGGCCCCCGGCGCTTCGCACGCGTCATTGCCCGGATCTCTGCGGCTGTCCTCGTTGCCTTCATGTAAGACAGTTTACATCATGCGGTTCAAGGAATGCAACAGGCCCCGACCGGTCAGGTTGGGGCCTGTTGTGAAATGGCGGTCGAGTCGCTCACAAGCCCGTTTCCGACGTGAAAGTGACCGTATCGTAGCGAGGGCTCGCGAGGAATACGATCAATGTCAGGTCCCGTCGATCGTTGATCCCATACGCCATCTCCCAGGTGATCGACCTGTGCGCCGGAACGAAACGCGGGCCATTGAGCCCGGGGTCAATGACCTGGTCGTTCTGGACGCCATCCGATGTGATCAAAGTGTTGACCATCATGTACGCGTCGATCATGTCGTCCCCGGCGGTTATGGTGCAGGTCGTGCTGACGATGTACCCGGTTTCCGGCGGCTCCCAGGTGAGGCGCGAGCGCTGCATCTCCACCGGAGCCGAGCAGGTCAGGCCAGCTCCGTAGCCGAGGTCGGCTTTCTCGCCGAAGGTCACGACGGTAGCCCCATCGAACGCCGTCCCCAGTTGCCTCGCCCCGATGACCAGCGCAAGCCCTGCTACGGTCAGGCCGACCGCGAGCCACCAGTAGCCGTACCCACCGCGGCGCGGCGCCGGCCCGTCATCCCCGATCACCGCTCGGCTTTCCTTACTTCCACGCCCCTTTCGCAAAAGGTGCCCGGCCATCATGACCCATGACCTCCCTCGATGTAGTTGACCAACTTCTCCGGCGGAATGTGCGTCTCTTTGCGCGAGCCCGGCCACGCCGTCGCGTTGTCCGGTGTGATGACCTTCATTTTCTTTCCCCACTCCGTTCAGTCCAGTGCTATCTGAGCAATCCGTACACTGATCGCGTCGGACAGTTCGGCCTTGGTCATTCCAGGTTTCACCTGGACTCCGATCTGGCCGGCGTACCTCGTCTGCGCTGTGGTTGCCGGGGTGAAACCCCGACGCCAAGACGCCTTCTTACTCGAAAGGGTCCGGTCATTTTCCAGGGCCAGTCTTTCCAGGTGCTGGAGGGCATAGACCAGCGGGAGATCCTCGTATCCGTCGATCTTGATCGCCTTGCTGCGCGCCGGCCGATTCGCGATGCGGCCCAGGGTGAAACCCCCGTTCCCCGACGGCCAGGCAAATAGGATCCATTCCCCCGACGGGATGAACATGATCCCTTTCGGGGTGCTCATCCACAGCGCTTTCGACTTGGAAAGCAGATCGAAAGCGGTTGCATGGACCTCGGTGTCCGTGTCGCCACGGCGGGCCGCGGCGCGCATCGCGCCGCGGAGCGGAGAGCCGTCCTCGACTCCGTAGAGCTGATCCTCTGCGGTGGTGAAGGCGTCGAGGAGTGAGATTCCTTCGTCAATCTTCCCCTTGACGACCTTGACCGTCCTGCTCAGGTCGGCCATGGTTGCCAGCTCGTTGTCCTCGCTGGCTCCGACGACGTCCAGCACCAGGGCGCTGGCCTTCCCCGGCCACGGGCGGAGAATCCTGCCGATCATCTGGGTATAGAGCAGGGCGGACCTGGTCGCCCTCATAATGATGGCGACCTCGCACCACGGCGCGTCCCAGCCCTCCGTGAGGACCATGGCGTTCGCCAGGGCCACCGTCTCACCCCTGCGGAAACGCTCGTAGATGCCGGCACGCTCGTCCAGCGGGGTGTCGCCGCACACTAGCTCGGCGGGATATCCCGCCGCGGTGAGTGCCTGCGCCGTGGCCTGCGCCGTCTCGACGGACGGGGCGAACACCACGGCGGGGCGCGGCGTGCCATCCTCGCGCATCCCGTGCTCGGCGTAGGCCTTGGCGACCTGCTCCGGGGCCTCGGCGTCGCACAGGGCCTCGGACAGCTGCCCGGCCTGCAGGTCGCCGTGGGACTGGCGGATTTTCGCGGTGTCCAGGTCGGATACCTGAATCCGCAGGCCTTGGACGTCAACCAGGTTCCCCGACTTGATCCCGTCGATGATCGTCCATTGGGCGACCACTTCCTGCCAGATATCGCCGAGGTGCTGGTCGTCCGCCCTGGCCAGGGTGGCCGACCAGCCGATCGTCGGCACGCCGTTCCAGGCCCCGAATTGTGCGAGGGCGCCGCGCCAGGTCGGGGCACTGGCATGGTGCGCTTCATCGCAGATCACCATGCCGACATCCTGGATCGCCTCAGCGCGGCCGGGAGAGGCCAGCGTCTGCACCGAGGCGATGATGACGTGCGCATCCACCTCGTTCTGCTCTGCCTTGACGATCCCGATCCCGCCGTCGCGGGCCAGCCCGGGATCGGCAGCCCGGATGGTCTTTCTGGCCTGCTGCGCCAGCTCGTCGCGGTGCACCAGTACCAGGCGCCGGCTACGCCGGTCGACGCTCGGCGTCCATTTACCGTCCGCGAGCAGATGGGAGAACATGACGGTCTTCCCACCACCGGTGGCCGCGGCCACGGCCGGCCGGTTGACCGGGCCGTTACCGGTGCCGCGCTGTTCGCCGAGCAGCGCCCGGCGAACGGCGGACAAGATCTCCACCTGGTAGTCCCTCAGGGGGAGTCCGGTCGCGGTCATCCGAATTCCTCGATCAGATTGTCGGCGATCTCGCGGACCTGCCCGTTCCGTGCGAGTTCGCGGATCTGCCTGACCGATGTCATGATCATTTCTAGGTCATCGGTGTCGAGGGCCGCAACGTCTGGGTCGAGCTCGACCCCGGTGCTGTTCGTCTCGACGATGCTCAGGAGCCGATCGTGTGCGAAAACCTGATCGGTATCCGCGAGGCCGTCAATAGCCTCACGGAGTTCTCCGACGGTGAGGGATATCCCCGCGGCCCTGATTCTCATTTCACTCATTTCAGTTTTCTTCGGTTCGGTTCGGTTGTCACGAGTGTACATGGCTTGCCATTACGGACACAAAATGTCCGACCACTCTGCTCGCGTGGCTGCCGGAGTGAGGTCAAGCTCGGCCCGGTCCTGCGGTAGGCGTACACCCATGACCAGGCCGATGAAGTCATCTCCGATCCTGACGGCCCACTGACTCAAATCACCCGCACCGTTCGTCCGCCACCAGTGCGCGTACTCACCGCACGATTTCCAGACCATTTTCGCGGCCGGTGCGAATTGGGCGACCTTGGCAAGGTCGATGCCGCTCACCCCGCACAGCTCCTGTCGTAGCTGGCCGATATTGCGCGCGAGCAGGGTGTGCACGGCCGGGAAACCGCCCACGTCATCACGGTCCTGACCGGGGAGTAGCCCGAACTCGCGGAACCCCCTACCGGACATGGGTATCTCGAGCCAGCCATCACTGTGATCGACGAACGGCACCAGGGCCCTTTTGTCAACGCTCCTGCCACGGGCGAGCTTGAGCAGTTCCTTGGCATCCTTGAGCCCGAGCGGAAAGGACCAGCCCGGTTCCGGTGCCGGCAGGCCGGCCGCCGCAGCCCGGCGGCGGGCGATACCGGCCACGTACCGGTCGCTGGCCGTGGCCGTGAGGTAGTTGCCCTGACGGCGCAGCATCACGCAGTTGAAATTTGTCAGGAAAGTATTCGTCGAGGCCAGCGGAATTGTCGCCGCCAATAGCCAGACAAGGTCCTGCGTCTTGATCTCGAATTCCATTGCTCTCCACCCCATCTGTCGTCGAAGGCCCGGGTTACCGGCCTCCGGCGCGTGCCCACGCCGGAGGCCGGTAGTCGTGCTACTTGGCGATTGCCTGTGGAGCCCGCGAGCACGGCGCGGTGTAGACGACCACGCCCCTGCTCGTTGCCTCCGAGACCTGACGCTCCCAGGCCTGCAGGCACAGCAGTTGGACCTGCTGCGGCGTCAGGTTCGGGGGCGTCGCGGCCGCCGCGGCACGCAGGCCGTCGGCGGTGATCCGCTGCGCCTTGGCCCGCTCGGTCGCCGTCTGCTGGGACGCGATGGCAACTTTCGTGGCCTGCTGCTGTGCCGTCAGCTGGGCGATCGTTGACGCCGTCGCCTTGTCCGGCTCAACCTCTCTCAAGAAGATGTTGTTCGCAGTAATGCCGAATTGTTTCAGCTGCTTTGACAGCTCGTCGAGCAGCTTGTGCTCGACCCCGGCCCGGTCGTTGATCGCCGCGGCGTTGTCGAGGCGCGAGTACACGTTCTGCGTGGTCTGCCCCAATGCCTTATCGACTATCTTTTTGGTGATCTCCTCTTCGTCCCCGGTCCGGGCCTGGAAGTACAGCTCACGTGCTCCGGCACGGTCGACGGACCACCGTGCCCCGATGGTGATCGTGAACATGCCACCCTGGCTGGTACGGGCCTTAATTGTCACGTCCGGAACCGTGAGTGGACGGGTGGGGTAGGTCTCCACCCTGGTCCATGGAGCCACTACGTGGGCGCCGGAGTTCATCGGCCTACCGACGTTCCCGAAGGTTACCGGCACGCCGACCTCGTATCCCTGCACCACCGTGAAGGTGCACAGGAAGATAGTCGCACTGAGCGCAGCCGCACTGAGCGCTCCGGAGATTGTCAGGATCTGGCGATCTTCTTTACCTTCCGGATCCACCTTGGACCTGAAAAAGAAGATCCAGGTGGTCACGATCGCCAGAATCACGATCAGGATCATTGACCACATATTCCCTCACTTTCGCCTGGTGCTCCTGTTGCCAATGACTAGACAAGGTCCGGTGCCTTGATCTCGAATTCCACCTCACTCCCCTCCCCATCCGTCGTCAACGGCTTCGTATGTCCCGCCGGACGTGCCACTCTCACCCCGGCGGATGCCCCGGATGGACTCCCGGACCCCATCCGCGGACCTCTCCGACGTCCTGTTCCATCACAGCCCTGCTGAGGATGTCGCGGACGCTGCCGCGCACCCGGCCGCGGAAAAGCCCCCGAAGCCCGGCCCTGTCCGTGACCGTGATGGTCGCCTCGAAATCGTCCGAGCCGTGCTGGCGCGTGATCTCTATGTGCGCCTCTGTGTGCCGCCCGCTGCGGTGGTTGTCCATGACGGATCCGTCCGACATGACCTCCCATCCCTGCCAGCCACCGGTCCCCCCGGCGGAGACCACGCTCTCGCCGAGTGTGAAACCTCCCCTATTCATGCCTTTTTCGAAGATCAGCTCACCCACGTGACTGTTCCAGCTCTCCCTGTCTGTGCCCATTGCATTGCCATGACTGTACATGGACTGTCATGGAGGTGCAAGATTGACATGTACCCCCGTGGCGGTCCGGCCATAGATTGACTGCCATGGATGTACGGAGATCGGGGATGAGTCGAGGAGGCGGGATGAAGGTGAGGGGTGCGGAAGACGTGGAAGACGTGGGTGAAGTGCGAGACGACCTGCTGACCAGGCAGGAGGCTGCTCAGTTGTTGGATGTCGGTATTCGGACGATTGACCGATGGCTGGCCGAAGGGATGATCAGCCGATACTCCCCGCGGCCGCCGGTCCGGGGCCGGCGCGGCACGGCCTGGGTCCGGGTGTCCCGTAGGGAGCTGCTGGATCTGACCCGGGCCCGGGAGGGGGAGTAGTCATGGCCGTGGTCACGATTCGCGGCTGGGAGTGCGACTGCGTCGAGTACGGGCATCAGCCGCGCTGGTGCCCCGACAGGCGTCCGGTCACCGAACGGGTGTACACGGATCCGGACCTGCGGATCCGTGGCAGGGATGTGGTGGCCAGACACGAGGAGGTCGTCCTACCCCCGGCACAGGTCAGGTCCCGGGTCGCGACCCGGGACGAGCTGTGCACCGGGGCCCGCACGACCCTGGATCGGTGCTGGAGGTCGGGGGTCCCCGCGGCGGTCACGTACGCCCGGGGGTGGACCACCCGGACGGTGCTCGTCGATGCCGGCACCGTGCCGCAGGAGGGCAGAAAGGCCCGGGAGCGCAGGACCCGGGACATCGCGGTCCGGGTGGAGTCCCTGGCGCTGCGTTCCCGGGCCTTCGTCGCGGTCTGGCAGCGGCGTGAGATCGGGGAGCCGGGGTCAGGCTGGGGAAGGTGGGAGTCCCCCCAGGTCTGGATCCCCGGCGAGGGGGGCGGGGTGGTCCGGACCGGGCTGAGGCAGGCGTGTGCGGGAATCGGGTCATGAGCAGGCCGGCACGCCGGGGCGGGATCTGGCTGACCTGGGCCGGGGTCGTCCCCGGCGACGAGGTGCTCCTCGGTGGGGAGCGGGCGGGGTGGACCTGGTGGGTGGTGGTCCGGGCCGGGGTGGGTGGGGAGGTCGGCCTGCGGGGCCGGGGCGGCACCGAGATATCCGGCTCGCCCCCGCCCGGCGACCCGGTCTACCTCGTCCCGGCCGCCGATGGCCCCGCGGCGACGGCGGAGCGAGATCTGTACCGGGCGCAGGAATTGGTCTACGAGCGACTCGGCGGGATGGAGGTGTGAGTCACCGCCGGGTTCCGGTCCCGGCAACAGGGAGAGCCGCCGCCGGGTTCCGGCCCGGCGGCGGCTCTCCCTGTCCGCATGCGGTCGAATGACAAGGAAACGATAACGTGAATATCCCGAAAATCGCGACGACCGCGGACGTCCTGTCCGCGGCCCTGGCCTACGCTGCGGCCGGACTGATGGTCGGCCCCTTGACCGCCGGATCGAAAAACCCCGGATCGATCCTGGGGAAGGGCTGGCCGACCAGGACGAGTGATAACGCCGAGGTGATTGCCGGTTGGTTCGCCGGCTGTGCGGACGGTACGGGGATTTTTCTACACGCCGGCGCGTGCGGACTGGTCATCTTCGATGTTGACCACCCCGAAAATGTCCCGAAATGGCTGTGGGAGCACCTGGACCTGGCACCGTTCCAGCGCACCAGGGAGGATGGCTCCCCCCGCCGGGGGCATTACGTCTTCCGGGTCCCGCCGGGGCACAGGCTCGGAAACTCCACCGGGAGGATAACCGGGATCGGTGGCCGCGGATGGGGGGAGGTCAGGGGGGCGAATGGGGTCATCGTCGTCACCCCGACACGCCACCGGGAGGCCGGGGGACGTTACCGGTGGGTGAGGATCGGGGAGATTCCTTTCCTCCCCGATGAGGTGGCGCAGGCCTTGCCTGATGCCGACGGTGCACGGGACATCGCCAGCAAGGGTGAGGTCGAGCAATTTCTCGACTACTGCACCACGGCGCAGGCGGGGCCGTTCGCGTCGCGGGCGATCCTGAGCATGTTCGCCGCCGAGGTCACCGGCGGGTCCGGCCGGCATGATGCCTGCGTCCGGGCTGCGTGCTGGATCGTGCGCGAGGCCGCGGCCGGGCGCTTCCCGGCCCGGCCGGTCCTCGGCGAGCTGCGCGCGCAGTTCCTGGCCCGGTTTGACGAGCAGGAGCTCCGCCGCCGCGACGCGGCTGGCGAGTTCGACCGGGTGGTCGGCTTCGCCGTGGGACAGCTCACCGCGGCGCGGATCGCCGAGGTGCGGGCCCGGCATGACACCTCGGCGTATGACGGGCCGGGCGACGGGCCGGAGCCGGGCCCGCAGGGGCCCACGAAGCCGTCAGCCGGGCCTATGGGGCCACCGCCGGGCGGGGGCGGCGATCTCTGGCCTGGACGGAAACGTTCCGGGGCTGCACGGGAGCGTACGGCGCCGGCCGTGACGGGGTCGGCGGGGTTGGCCAACCTTCCACAAGAGGTCTGGGGTACCGGCGCGGCGCTGGGAGTGATCCGGGCCGCGGCGCTGAGCCGGGTGCTCAGCCCGGACGCCGTGCTCGGCTGCGTGCTGGCCCGGCTGAGCGCGTTCATCCGGCCGTCAGTACGGGTCGATACGGGGCTGGGACGGGCCAGCCTGAATCTCGCCGTGGTGGTGGTGGGGGACTCCTCGGCAGGCAAGTCCGAGGCGTGGCGCTGTGCACGGGAGCTGCTGCCGGTACCGGGCCCGTTACCGGGAATGCCGGACAACGACGGACTACCGCTGGGTAGCGGTGAGGGGATGGCCGAGGCTTTTTACGGGATGGTCGAGGAATTGACTGGCGAAACTTACCTTTCCGGCCCCAGAAAGGGCGAGGCAAAAACGAAGCTGGTCAGGAAAAAGATGTATGACCACGCGCTGTTCTTCGCCGATGAGGGCGAGGCCCTGGTGCGGATGATGGAGCGCTCCGGGACGACCATCGCCTCGGAGATCCGCAAGGCCTGGAAGGCTGAGACACTCGGGCAGGCCAATGCCTCGGTAGAGCGTAGACGGATCGTCCCGGACGGGGAATATGCACTGGGGATGGTGCTCGGGTTCCAGCCCGGCACGATCGGGCCGTTGTTCGATGACGCGGCCGGGGGGACACCGCAGCGATTTCTTTTCGTCTCGGCGCACTCCGATGACGTGTCCGACGGTGGGGCGGAGGGGGCCGGCGAGGCCGGAAGCTGGCCCGGGGGGCTACGCAACGTCGGGCACATGCTGCCGACCGGGGACCTGGAGCTTCCAGATGCGGCCAGGGTGCAGTTGCGCGCGGCCCGTGTGGCAGCTAGGAGGGTTGGGGCGGCCCCTAGTGGGCTGAACGGGCACTGGCCGTTGCACAGGGCCAAGCTGGCCGCCCTGCTGGCCGTGCTGGACCTGCGGGACAAGATCACCGAGGCCGACTGGGAACTGACGCGGGTGCTGTGGGAGACCAGCTGTGGGGTGCGGGACGGGCTGGTGAACGCATTCAGCGCCCGGCGGGCGGCCCGGCGAGCAGCCGAGGACGACCGGGCGGTCACGGTGGCGGCCAGGTCGGCAGTGGCCAGCGAGCAAGCCGCTGCCACGGCCGCCATGCAGCGGGTGGCCCGACGGGTGGCCGAAATGGTGCACGACCGCGGCGTGCGCGTCGTCGGCGGCAAGGCGGGGGTGCGACAGGCGATCGCCTCCAGGGACCGGGGCTGGGCCGACGAGGCCATGGCCGAGGCGGCCGCCCGGGGCTGGGTCGTCGTGAGCGGGAACACGATCGAACCGGGTCCGAAGCGGCCGGACAAGTAGGCGTCGGAAGTAGGACGAGCAGGCGTCCGGGAGGTAGGACGTAGGACATGCCCTAGCGTCTAGCGCGAGAAAAAGTCTCGCGCGCGTTTGCGAGTCCGATTAATACTCTCTCTTACCTGCAATGATTACATAGAGTTATGGAGGATAATAGTCAAAAATAAGTTTTTTCGTCCCGCCCTACCGTCCTACCGCCCTACTGTCCTACCGTCCTATCTTGAGTATTCAACCAATGGAGGGGCGGCCGTACGGGCCGCGGGGGCGACACCAGCGCCGTGATCCAGCAGCTCAGCGCCGTGGTTCAGTAGCCCAGCGGCCCCTGGCGGGGCTGCGGTCTGGCGGCTCGGTGGCTCCCTCGCAGGGGAGGGGGTGCGCGGGACGGTTGGACGATGGTGGAGCGTGGGGGAAGTTTTCCCTCGCGCGCATACTTGGGCACGGGGGGAAGATGGGGAAATTAGTCTCTGACCTGCACGCTTGCATCACTCAGGAAAAATTGGTGCTCATTATTCGTTGCTATGACATGGCTGTCCGATGCCGGCCCCGGAGCAACGCCGTAGGGCAGGATTGTCAGGAGATTGCAGAGGTGGGTGTCCCGTGACAGGGAAGAGACAGCAGCCATGGGAGAAAGACCCCTCCCGGCGCTGTACCGCACATTCATCCCGGACCGGGGATCGGTGCCGAGCTGTAGCGATCCCTGGTGGAAACGTTTGCAAGACTCATGGAGGGTCGATCTCCCATGTTAAGCGCGCGGCAGAGCGCCGACTCGCCAGGGCGGAGATTGAGCGTAGTTGGTCAGTGATCTTCCGTGGCGAGCAGGTCAGTGAGGTGGACCCGATTCAGAGGCTGCTCACGGAGATTGCCTGGTCGGCCGGATATATCGACTACCTGCGGTGGGAGATTTCCGCCCTGGGACTAACCGAGGCCATCTGGGGCACGACCAGACGTATCGAGAAGGGCTCTGGCCCTGCGCCGGGGGTCGACCTGGTGCAGGAAGCGCGCCCAGCCGTACTGCTGAGGCTGCACGATCAGGAGCGGGACCGGTTGGCACGCCTGATCGAGCTGAGCGTCAAGCTGGGGGTCGAGGCCCAGCAGCGCGAGGCTGCCGCGAGGCTGGCCGGCGACCTTTTTGCAGCCGTGGGTACGGCCTTGTCTTTCGTGGGGCTGGACGATCGGACTAGCGCCGCGGTGAGGACGGCCATTGCCGAGGCCCTGCGTTGTGCCACCGACGATACTCCTTGATGTTGCCACAGCTTGTCACAGAGTGCTAGGGTGGACACATGGCAACACGTGAAGAGCTGATGGAGATGGTGCGGGACGGGCTCGATCTGTCCGGGCTCGACCTGTCCGGGGCCGACCTGTCCGGGCTCGATCTGTCCTGGCTCGACCTGTCCGGGCTCGACCTGTCCGGGCTCGACCTGCACGGGGCTAATCTGTACAGGGCTGACCTGTACAGGGCCAACCTGTACAGGGCTGACCTGTCCGGGGCTGATCTGCGCCGGGCCGACCTGTCCGAGGCCGACCTGTCCGGGGCCGACCTGTCCAGGGCCAACCTGTCCAGGGCTGACCTGTCCGGGCTCGACCTGCGCAGGGCTGACCTGTCCGGGCTCGACCTGCGCGGGGCTGACCTGTCCGGGGCCAACCTGTCCGGGGCCGACCTGTCCGAGGCCAACCTGTCCAGGACTGACCTGCGCTGGGCCGACCTGTCCGAGGCCGACCTGTCCGAGGCCAACCTGTCCGAGGCCGACCTGTCCGGGGCCAACCTGTCCAGGACTGACCTGCGCGGGGTCAACCTGCATGGGGCTGACCTGTACGGGGTCGACCTGTCCGGGGCCAACCTGTCCGGGGCTCGACCTGTACAGGGCTGACCTGTCCGGGGCCAACCTGTCCGGGGCCAACCTGTCCGGGGCCGACCTGCGCGGGGCCAACCTGTCCGGGGCCAACCTGTCCGGGGCCGACCTGCGCGGGGCCAACCTGTCCGGGGCCAACCTGTCCGGGGCTCGACCTGTACGGGGCTAACCTGTACGGGGCTCGACAGTCGCCACAGCTTGCCACAGAGTGCTAGGGTGGACACATGACGACGCGTGAAGAGCTGATGGAGATGGTTTGGGACGGGCTCGACCTGTCCGGGCTCGACCTGTCCGGGCTCGATCTGTCCTGGCTCAACCTGTCCGGGGCCAACCTGTCCGGGGCCAACCTGTCCGGGGCCAACCTGTACAGGGCCAACCTGTCCGGGGCCAACCTGTCCGGGGCCGACCCGTCCGGGGCCAACCTGCGCCGGGCCAACCTGTCCGGGGCCAACCTGTCCGGGGCCCACCTGCGCGGGTCCAACCTGCGCGGGGCCAACCTGCGCTGGGCCGACCTGCCCGAGGCCGACCTGTCCGGGGCCAACCTGTCCGAGGCCGACCTGTCCAGGGCTGACCTGCGCGGGGCCAACCTGTCCGGGCTCGACCTGTCCGGGACTGACCTGTCCGGGGCCAACCTGTACAGGGCTGACCTGTACAGGGCTGACCTGTCCAGGGCTGACCTGTACAGGTCAGCCCTGTCCAGGGCTGACCTGTCCGGGGCCGACCTGTCCGGGGCCGACCTGTCCGGGGCCGACCTGTCCGGGGCCGACCTGTCCGGGGCCGACCTGTCCGGGGCCGACCTGTCCGGGGCCAACCTGTACAGGGCCAACCTGTACAGGGCCAACCTGTCCGGGGCCAACCTGTCCGGGGCCAACCTGCACAGGGTCAACCTGTCCGGGGCCGACCTATCCAGGGTCAACCTGTCCGGGGCCAACCTGCGCTGGGCCGACCTGTCCGGGGCCGACCTGTCCGGGGCCGACCTGTCCGGGGCCAACCTGTACAGGGCCGACCTGTCCGGGGCCGACCTGTCCGGGGCTGACCTGCGCGGGGCTGACCTGTCCGGGGCTCGACAGTCGCCACAGCTTGTCACAGAGTGCTAGGGTGGACACATGGCAACACGTGAAGAACTGATGGAGATGGTGCGGGACGGGCTCGATCTGTCCTGGCTCGACCTGTCCGGGGCCGACCTGTCCGGGCTCGATCTGCACGGGGCTAATCTGTACAGGGCTGACCTGTCCGGGGCCAACCTGTCCGGGGCTGATCTGCGCCGGGCCAACCTGTACGGGGCCAACCTGTACGGGGCCAACCTGTCCGGGACCAACCTGTCCGGGACTGACCTGCGCGGGGCCAACCTGCGCTGGGCCGACCTGCCCGAGGCCGACCTGTCCGGGGCCAGCCTGTCCGGGGCCAGCCTGTCCAGGGCTGACCTGTCCGGGCTCGACCTGTCCGGGACTGACCTGTCCGGGACTGACCTGTCCGGGGCCAACCTGCGCGTGGCCAACCTGTCCGGGGCTGACCTGTCCGGGGCTGACCTGTACAGGGCTGACCTGTACAGGGCTGACCTGTCCGGGGCTGACCTGTCCAGGGCCGACCTGTCTGGGGCCAACCTGTCCAGGGCTGACCTGTCCGGGGCTGACCTGTCCGGGGCCAACCTGCGCGTGGCTCGGACGGAGGCCTAGTGATGGACGTTGCCGAACTGGCCAGGCTGGAGCTGGCCAGGCTTTTGGATCGACGGGTGCTCTGGTCGACCGGGGCCTGGTCGGCGGAGACGACGCCGACGGGTGCGGTGTTGATGATTGGAAGAACCTTCAGACTGAAGCATGTTGTTCACGGTGTGGACATATCGATTCTTCAACGGGGAATGAGGTGTGATGAGGCGTAATTTCATTGCAATTGGAATTGCCGTGATGCTCCTGTGTATTCCGCTCGTGGCTTACCTGTCGAGTCGCGGGTCGGCGGACGGAAAGGACGGGCAGGTGCGGCGCTGCACTGAGGTGCTGCACGAGATCTGGCTCGAGTCCTTGAGTGATGAGCAGTACGTCGCTGCGGAGGAATGGCCGCAGGAGTGCCGCGGCCTGACTGAGCAGCAGTACATGGCTGCCGCAATCGCCGCCATGCGATGAGTACCCGGGTGAGGATCACCTATGTCGAGGGGGCGACCCCGGTCCCGCTGGACAGGTACCCGATGAGGCTCTTCGCCCCGGGCCGTCCGCGGACCAAGGGCAGCTTGCGCCATCAGGGCCGTGGCCACATGGTCGAGCAGGTGGCTGGGTCGGGTCTGTGGCGCCGGCTGATCGCCGAGAAACTGGCTTTCACGCTCGGGCAGGAGCAGGGCCAGGACGGTCCGGTACGCAAATACCTGCCGTACGTCGGGCCGGTGTCCGCCCGGGCAGTGTTCTGGTTCGCCGGCCGGGTTGAGGGGGGGGACCCATACCCGGTGGGTCGTCGCTACGGCGACCTGGACAAGCTGGCCAGGAATATTGGCGACGCAATGACGGATGCCGGGGTCATCGCCGATGACAGTCTCATCGTCGGATGGGAGCTGGAAAAGCTCTGGGCTTACGGAGATGGCCTGGTCGAGGGGGTGCGGCTCGACGTGTCTGCGGTCCGTACATAGTTCTTGCCATAGACTGCCATCGTGCGTCATAATGGACGCATGATGATAATGACGAGCCGCCCGCACATCATCCGTTGCGCGCATTGCAAGGGGGTGCACGCGACCGTCGCGCAGGTCAGGGAGTGTTCCGGTCGCAACATCGTGCCGGCCGCGACCGGACCCGCGGGTCCGGTCGCCCCATGGGACCGCGATCCGGAGCTGGCGCGGCCAGCTCGCCCCCGTCGCGCCCCGGTTACCGAGGACGGCATGTACTTGCACGAGGGGCGGGTCTACAAGGTTCAGGTCGCCAAGCAGGGGTCCGGGCGCCTGTATGCCAAGCGCCTTGACGAAGGGACCTTCGTCTACGAATCCGGCGCCATTTACCGGCTGTCCGCAGACGAGAGGATGACCCTCGCACAGGCGCAGGAGTATGGACGTCTGTACGGAATTTGCTGCCGGTGCGGGGCTGAGCTGACCGATGAGAAATCGATCGAGGACGGAATCGGTCCGGTTTGTGCTACGAAGTGGAACTGACCCGCCCGACCCGCATGACAGCCCCGGCCGGCCGCGATGGTGCCCGATCGAATCGGGCCCGAGGCACGCAGGAATAGCAGCCAGATCAGGGAGGAATTGTGTCCGTGAACGTATTTGTCAACCTGACCCCGCACCCGGTGACCATTTTCGATAATGGCTTCAGCGAGCACATGGATATGATTCTCGCGGTGGAGCCGAGCGGTACGGTCGCCCGACTCATCGAGACCGTCCGTCCCGATGGGAGCATTGATGGGATGCCGGCCGTCTCGGTGGCACTCGGCGAGGTCTCCGGTCTCCCGGAGCCACAGGAGGGCGTCACCTACATCGTGTCCATGCCTACCCTGATGGGCATGCGCGCGGCCGGCAATACCCGGTCCGACGTGCGGTACCCGTTCGACCAGGTCCGTGACGGCAATGGGCGGATCATCGGGTGCAAGGGGCTGGCGACGATCGCCTGAGTCCGACATGAGGATGATCCCGGCCGAAGCTGGGATCATCCTCATGTACACCTATGGCATGCTAAGCTTCATCCAGTCGGAAGTAGGGGGTCGGTGTGAGCGTGTACGTTCCGGAACATTTCGTTGATCGTCCGAAGGTCTTGCAGGCCCTGCAGGCCTGGTCTGGCCTTGTCGGGGCCAGGCTGGTGGACCCGGAGAACCTCGCCGGAGTCGCCGAGATCGCAGCTCGATTCGGTGTCAGCCGACGAGCGGTCGGGTACTGGGTCGCCAGTACCGGGTTCCCGGCTCCGGTAGCGACGCTGGCCGCAGGCCCGGTCTACGACCTGACCGAGGTGGAGGGCTGGCGTGAGACACGCGCGTAGACCGCGGCACCTCGGAAACCCCTGGTGGGCAAATCCGCGGGGCGAGCTGGCCGGGCTATTAACGGGGCCGGCCGTGAGGAGAAGGAATGGGTAGGGAGTTGAAGCAGCCGCCCGCCGCAGCGGCGAAAGAGTTATTGCTGTCGGCACTGCAGGACTCCATGAAGTCCGAAAGTCCTGACGAGTGGTGTGAGATTGCGGTGGCAGCACAGGTCGGTCTCGGTCTGGCGACGCTCGCCGTGGTCGAAGAGTTGAAGATGATTCGGGAGCATCTGACAGGAGTGAATGGGGAATGAAAGGGATGACCGATACCGCGCAGCTCGGTATCGGGGCAACACAGCGCATCGAAACTACCCGGGCAGAAACAACCGAATTCATCCGTCCCCGTCCCAGACCCCAGCGGGGGCATGGTGGACCGTCCGCCGAGGTGGTCATCACTTGTCTGGCGATGGCCGTATTGGCCGGAGCGCTGACCGGGGTGATTCTTGGCGTACCGGTGATATCGGTCCCGGCGGATCCTCAGTACGGGACGCCCGAGGCACAGCCCCGGCCGGCCGCGACGGCCGTCACCGGGTCGAAACCTCACCCGGCAGTCACCGTCCTGATCGCCGGGCCCACCATGACCGTGACACCGCGACGAACCCCCTCCCTACCCAAGAGCCGGGGCGCGGCAACGGCCCCCCATCCGGTGACCACAGCGGCGCGCCCGGTCGCTGAACGGACGCATCCCCGGCCGGCAGTACCGTCACCATCAGACTCCGGCCCGCCATCGTCACCATCGGATCCGGTGGATCCGTCGAATTCAGCCCCACTCCCGATCCCACCCCCAACCTCACCTCCTCGACCCTCGCCCACAGACGGCGGGGAAGGCTAGGCGGGATGACATGCAGGCACTGGACTGGGGAATCGAGCACAATTACAGATCCGGCTACATCAGCCAGTGCACGGTGACCGGACCGAGGTTCGAGGACTATGTCGCCCGCCAGTGCGGGCAGCAGTTCGGGGTGTGGGAGCGGGCACCTTCGCCGGCCGGACTAGTGGCCGCTGTCTTGGCGGAGACGGGACAATGAACACGGAGGGGCTGCGCCACTGGCTCGCGGTCGAGCACGAGGACGGCCCGTGACAATCTCTGCCGAGTACTCCCACGAGTACTCACCCCGCGGATCCTGCCTGGAAATTTTCTCCAGGCAGGATCCCGAAATTTTGCTCTCTGGCCCTGCCGGGACTGGGAAGAGCATGGCATGCCTAGAGAAGCTGCACCTGATCTGCCTGGCCACTCCCGGGGTCCGCGGACTGATCGTCCGGAAAACACAGGCTTCGATGACGAGCACGGCGTTGGTGACCTGGCGCGAGAAGGTCGTTGCCCAGGCCATCGAGGCCGGGGTCGTCGACTACTACGGCGGGTCTCAGCAGGAGCCGGCGCAGTACCGATATCCCAATGGGGCCAGGATCATGCTCGGAGGGATGGATAATCCGACGAAAATTATGTCATCGGATTATGACCTGATTTACGTTCAGGAGCTCATCGAGCTGACCGAGGCGGACTGGGATGCGCTCAGCTCACGGCTCAGAAATGGGAAGCTGTATTATCAGCAGCTTTTCGGAGATACGAACCCCGACTCCCCGGAGCACTGGATCAAGCGGCGTGAGAGCCGTGGCGACCTGGTCATCCTGGAATCCCGGCACTCGGACAATCCGGTCCTGGTCGATGACGAGGGGCGCGAGACCGAGCGCGGCGCGGCATACCTGGCCAGGCTGGGGCGGCTGACGGGCGTGCGTAAGTCCAGGCTCAAGCATGGTCTCTGGGTCTCCGCCGAGGGGGCGATCTACGAGGAGTATGACTCGGCGGTCCACCTGATTGACCGCTTCGACATTCCCGAGGACTGGCCTCGTTACTGGTCGGTGGATTTCGGTTTCGTCCACCCCTTCGTTCTGCAGTGCTGGGCCGTTGATGGGGACGGCCGGATGTACCTGTACCGGGAGCTGTACGGGACCCGTCGCCGCGTCCAGCAGTGGGCCCGCGATATCCTGCGTGAGGTCACCGACCCACAGAGCTGGACCGACGCGAACGGAAACGACGTTGACCCGCTGGAATGGGTGTGGACCGAGCCGCAGCCAGACCGGATCGTCGCCGATCACGACGCCGAGGGGCGCGACACCCTAGAGTCGGAGATTGGCATCGGCACGGTAGCCGCGGACAAGCGGGTCATCGACGGAATCCAGGCCGTACAGGGCAGGCTCGCCGTCGAGGATGACGGTAGACCGCGGATCTTTTTCATGCGTGATTCGGTGGTCCGGCGCGACCCCGAACTGGTCGAGGCCAGGCGTCCCACCTGCACAACGGAAGAATTCGGGGGCTACGTCTGGGACCTGGGTGCCGGCCGCAGGCCGCGGGAGCAGCCACGCAAGATCGAGGATGACGGTATGGACGCCACGCGGTACATGGTGATGGAGCTGAGTAGGGGTGGGGTGAATGTTCGGTGGATGTGACCGAGCTTCCGATCGAGGTCAGTAGTCTGCTCGACCGGCTGGAAAACGTGCGTCAGGATCTGCATCCGGCGCTACGTGCCGATCTGGTCGAGGTCCAGCGCCGACGATCCGCCGGACTACTGACAGGGCCGGTCCGTCGAGCCGCACCACTGCGCAGCCTGATACAGGTGCAGCGGCGCCGGATGGCCGTGCTACTGCGCCGGACCGTGGCGGCCACCACGGCCCTTGCCCTGGCAATTACGCTGATGGTGCTGGCCGCGTGGGACGTCTCTCGCCCGCTTGGGCTGCTGACCGCCGCCGTGGCGATGTTCTATGTCGAGCACCGGATCGAGAGGGGAGGGTCGACGGATGAGCGCGATCTCTGATGTGACCTCGGCTGCGCGGCGCCTGCGGAGCGGGGAGGCACCGATCCCGTACGTCCCCCCGGGCGTCCAGTTCCTCGGTGGGTTCTTCGGCGGGGGTGGCCGGACCCAGCAACTGGAGTCGATGGGGTCCCTCGGGACAATCTTCAGTATCGTCGACGGCATCGCCACCGACGGCGCACAGCTGGACTGGCACCTGATGCGCAAGCCCAGGCCGGGGGTGGACCCGGATGCGCCGCACGTCGAGGTGGATCGGCACGTCCTCCTTGACGCGTTGAGTGCCAACCCGCATTTTTCATGGCAGGAAATCGTCGAGATCTCCCTTCAACATCTCAACCTGGTCGGGGAGGCATGGTGGATCATCGCCAGAAGCCCGCTCTCCCCGATGCCGCTTGAGCTGTGGCCGGTCCGCCCGGACCGGATGGAGCCGGTCCCCTCGGCAGAAGACTTCCTTGCCGGATACGTGTATTTCTCCCCCGGTGGTCAGCGCATTCCTTTCGATGTCGATGAAGTAATTTTCATTCGCAGGCCGAATCCCGTAGACCCCTACCGGGGCCTGGGACCGGTCCAGTCCATTCTCGTCGATGTCGATGCCAGCCGGTATACAGCCGAGTGGAACCGCAATTTCTTCCTGAACTCGGCCGAGCCCGGAGGAATCGTCAAGACCGGGCGCAAGCTCTCCGATGCCGAATTCCGCAGACTGCGTAGTCGTTGGGAGGAGCAGCACTCGGGGGTCAGTAGGGCGCACCGGGTCGCCATTCTCGAAGAGGGGGAATGGATCGACAGGAAATTCACCATGCGTGATATGCAGTTCAGGGAACTGAGAGATGTAAATCATGAGATCATTCGCCGGGCATGGCGGTGGCCATCATCGATGCTCGGCGATTCCGGCCACGTGAATCGCGCCACGGCCCAGGCCGATGAGTACATGGTCGGCAGGCACATCATCAACCCGCAGATGAAGCGGCTCGTCGGTGGCATAGACCGGCTGACCAGGATGTTCTTCCCCTCATCCGACCCGGACGTGTATTGGCGGGTGGATTCCGCATCCCCCGAGGATGAGGAGGCGGAAAATGCCGAGCGCGGCAGTAGGACGACGGCCTGGGCCGCGCTGGTCGGCGCCGGTGGTGACCCGGTCTGGGCCGCCGAGGTCGCCGGCCTGCCCAGACCGCCCCGGACGGTGATCCGCCCAGTCGGAAGCGGGGTCGACAGAGTGCCGTCCGGGCGGATCGCCGTCCGGGACGGGGAGTGCCCGGGGTGTGGACTGCATAATGGCTGATGACGACTATGTCCCCCCTCCAGTACCGAGCCCGCCGGAGGGGATCCCCGGTGAGTTACCGGACGAGGCGCTCCCCGGGATGTCCGATCTGCAGGACGACTTCGAGTCCAGGCTTGATGGGATCATCTCTCGCTGGCCCGAGCTCAGCGCCCCACTGATCACCTCGCTGATCGATCAGGTGGCAGCCATCGAGGACGCCGGCAACCTGGTCGGACTGCAGGAGCTGTCACTACAGACCTTCGATCAGGCATCCGAGATCGAGGGGGTGCTCGTCGCCGCCGCGACCTGGGCCGCGGAGTACGCCGCGGCCGAGGCTGCGGATCAGGATGTCGAGATCGGTGTCGGCCGGCCGGACCGGACCCTGCTCGCCGCCTCGGCGCAGGTGTCGGCGGCGACCCTCGGTGCCGGGCTGATCATGTCCGCCACCAGGGAGGCACTTCGCTGGTGGGGAAGACGTAGCGCGCCTTCCGGGGCCGGGAGCCTGGTGGCGGATGCGGTCGGCACACACCTGGAATCGCTGACCACCGCACAGTCGGAGTATGTGATCGGCGGGGCGATCACCGGGGCGCAGCGGGAAGGCCGGGCGTCGACGGCGCGCGCCGGCCCAAGTCAGGCCCTGTACGGCAGTGAGGTCCTCGACACGGCCACGTGCAAGAACTGTCGGGCCGTGCACGGCAAGTGGCTCGGGAATTCTGACGACATAGGCGAGCCCTGGCTGAGGACATACCCTGTACGTGGATACGTTCACTGCCTCGGAAGGGACCGATGCCGGGGTCAGATCGTGTACGTCTGGCGTGGAGGATCGGACTGGAAGAAGTGGGTCGAAAAGGATCCGTGGAGATGAGGCCGGGGCATCGTCGGGGATCGCGCCCCGGCCTCATCTCACGGCTAATGTACGTCAGTGGCAATCAGTGTCAACCTGGAGGGGCGGCGACGTGAGGATCAAGGGCAGGCTGTCGATCGGCGACCGCTACGACTCCGCCATTGCGACGGCGCGCCGTGCCGCCACACCCCCCTCAGCCGGGGTCGAGGGTGCCTGGTACCGGATCGGCAATGCCTCGTCGGACCGGGCGGACATCTACCTTTTCGATGAGATTGGTGGCTGGGGGATTTACGCCGACGAGTTCGTGCGGGAACTGAACGGGCTCGACGTGAAGGCGATCGACCTGCACGTGAATTCCCCCGGCGGTAACGTCTTTGATGGACTGGCCATCATGGCGGCCATTTACGCCCATCCCGCCGAGGTGACAGCTCATATCGACGGGGTCGCCGCCTCTGCCGCATCATTCCTGATCCAGGCTGCTGATCGCATCATGATCGGGAAGCAGTCGAAGGTCATGATCCATGATGCGTCCGGATTGTGCGTCGGCAACGCGGAGGACATGCACGTAATGGGTGACCTCCTCGACAAGATAAGCGCAGATATCGCGGATATCTACGCTCAGGCATCCGGGTCTTCCGCGGCGAGCTGGCGCACCCGGATGCGGGCGGAGACCTGGTACACCGGACAGCAGGCTGTGGACGTCGGCCTGGCCGATGAGTGCTTTACCCCACAGAAGAAGCGCGACTCGGCCCCGCCAGAAAATCGCCTGCCGGTGAGCGTACCGCCGGAGGATGATCCTCCGGCGGGGGTCGATGACCGAGAATTGTCCGTTGGCGATTTCTCCGCCCTGCGCAAGGCACTCACAGAGGGGATCGAGCGTGGAGGAAACGGCTTTTCCGGTCTTGACCGTGAGGTTTTCGAGGCCGGGCTTAGCTACGTGCTGAGCAACAGACCGGCGCCGCCGGAAGCGGCGAACAGCGAGGAGGAGGGCGGCAGGTCGACCTTCGACAGGTCGGCCTTCGACAAGGCATTGAGGGAGGCACTACATGCCTGAGGTTGACGAAATCGTCATCCCGACAACTCCGGACGAACTGAACGCGTGCTTTGACGATCCCAAGTTCATGCAGCGGATCGTCATTGATCAGGGCAAGCTCTCTGAGTTCGTGACGACCTACGCAAGGGTTGTCATGGACAAGCATGAGGAAATTGCCACTCAGGTCCGTGAGCAGGTGGACCGCACGCTGGCTTCCTGGCTCAGGGAGAACGGTGATGCGGCCCGGCCCGACCTGCGCCCGGAGACCAGGCCCGCCCCCGCGGCAACTCTGGACGGGACGAAGATCTACAACGCGCACGCAATGGGTGCGGTCATCGATCGTGAGGTCGACAATTCCGCCGACTTCTTCCGGCTGATCTGGCACAACAGCAACCGGACGGCGGCCGATCAGACGCGCTTGCAGAAGATCCGGAATGCCTTCGGGTCCAGCGTGCCGAGCGAGGGCGGTTTCCTCATCCCCGAGACGCTGCGCAGCGAGATGCTGCGCGTCTCGCTGGAGACGGCCATTGTCCGGCCGCGAGCCCGAGTCATCCCGATGGAGACGCTGCGCATCCCCTTCCCCGCCGTGGACTCCACCTCGAACGCATCGTCCGTCTACGGCGGCGTGGTCGGGTACTGGACCGAGGAGGGGGCCGCTCTTACCAGCTCCGCGGCGTCCTTTGGCCGTGTCGTGCTGGATGCGAAGAAGTTGACCACCTATACCGAGGTCCCGAACGAGTTGATCTCGGACTCGGCGATCAGCTTCCAGGCCTTCCTGGATCAGATCTTCCCCGAGGCGATGGGCTTCTACGAGGACTACGCCTACCTGGTCGGGAATGGCGTGGGCCAGCCCCTCGGGGCACTCAAGGGACCCGGGGTTATCTCCGTAGCCAAGCAGACGAACCAGACGGCCGCGACGATCGTCTGGGAGAACATCGTCGACATGTACTGTCGCATGCTTCCCTCGTCCCTGATGCGGGCCGTATGGGTGTGCAGCATTGACACCCTCCCCCAGCTCATGACCATGAGCATGGCCGTGGGGACGGGTGGCGTCCCGGTGTACATCCCGGCCAACGGGGCCGCCGGAGCTCCGTACGGGACGCTGCTCGGGCGCCCCGTGCTCTTCACCGAGAAGGTCCCCACGCTGGGGACGGTCGGCGATATCAACTTCGTCGATTTCGGCTTCTACCTGATCGGTGACCGGCAGGTGATGTCGGCGATGAGCTCGCCTCATTTCAAGTTCCAGAACGACCAGACGGCTTACCGCATCATCAACCGTGTCGACGGGATGCCGTGGTTGCAGTCCGCAATCACCCCCAAGAACAGCGGCAACACCTTGTCCTACTGCGTCAGCCTCGCGACCCGGAGCTGACGGCTCGCGGCCGAGGGACGGCGGGAAGCGAAGACCTGCTTCCCGCCGTCCCGGTAGGCCCTTACCGATCCGGCATTGAAACCCCGGGCGGAGAGGAAGAACAATGGAAGCACTCGGACGACTTTTCGATATCGTTCCAGCCTTCACGGATGGAGCGGTCGATCTGCAGACCGCGCAGACCGGAATTCGCGTCAACATGGAAGGTGTGCAGGGCTGCACGATCGTGATCGTGAAGGGAATCGGCACGGCGGGGGATGACCCGACGTACACCCTTCAGGAGCACACCGCCTACACCGGTGGCACCTCTGCGAACCTGGTGGAAATCGATCACTGGTACATCAAGAGCGACACCACGGCTTTCGACGGTGCCGAGACCTGGACCAAGACCACCCAGACCGCCGCGGCCACGGCCACGGATGCGACCTGGGCGGAGACGGACACCCTCATCGTCATCGAGGTGTCCGCGGCGGCCCTGTCGGATGGGTACACGCACCTGTCCGTCAACGTCGGCGACGTCGGGAGCAACGCTCAGTTGGGCGCCATCTTGTACATCCTGCACGGGCTGAATGCGCAGCGCGCCCCGGCCAACCTGCCGCAGCGGCTGACCTGAGGAGGTAGCTCATGACGACCTACAATGAGGCCGGACTGCTGCGCAATGCCGTGCTCGGCTCCTACGTCGCCGGTCAGCTGCAGACGCTCTCCGGCGCGGCCACGCACCAGATCTTCACGGTGGCCGGTGGCGAGGTGATGATCACGGCGATGTGGGGAAAGTGCACCACCACGATGGCCGGGATCAATACGGTCAATGTCCAGGCCGATCCCACGGCCGGAGACACCGTGGTCGTGGCGACGGCCACCGACCTCGGGACCACCGACACCACGGCCGGTACCGTGATTGCGGGTCAGTATGACCAGGACGGCACCACGAACACGCCATCACTAGTCAAGGGGTGCGGGGAGCCGCTGCGATTCGTCGCGACCACGGGTGAGATCGAGTCCGTGGTGACCGGCGCGGGGGCCGATGGTGCGATTCAGTGGTACTGCACCTGGGTCGCCCTGACCAGCGGCGCCACGGTGACGGCCGCAACCACCTGATGAGCCCCCCGGCCCGGGCGTGGCGCCCCCCATCCGCCATGCCCGGGCCGGGGTCGACAGAGAGGGGGAGGTGTCATGCCTGTGGATCCGAGCCCCTGGGCTGCGGTCGGCGCGGCCCTGGCCGCGGCGATCAGTGGCGGTATCTCTGCGATCCGGGCTAATTCCGCCAGGGCCGCGGCCGCCAGGGCCGCGGCCAGCAGCGAGATGGCTGCGGTGAATTCCGCTCCGGTCGCCAACGGAACCGTGCCGGAGTTACTGCGCGGATCCACGCGGATCGAGGAACATCTGCGGGTCCTACGCGAGGAATCGGCCAGGCATGCGGGCCAGCTGTCCGCCGTGGCCCGGGCCGTGGAGTCCAACCGCGAGGCGATCAATGGCCTGGGCTCCGGGCTGCGTCGCCACCTCGAACACCACCTGGAGGAGGAGCGATAATGGGTAGCTGGGAATCGCTGATCAGCGCCTTGAAGCCGGAGACACAACCACCCCTGTCCGCCTGCCCGAACGACGGTGAGCCGCTGGTCACCGGGCCGGACGGCCGGCCCTTCTGTCCGTACGACGGCTGGCGACCGGCGTAGCATCATGGGGTAGGTCTACCCCCGGGAAGCAGGAGGTGCGCCGTGGCGATCACACGTGCGTGCTACGCGTCGGTGGGGGACCTGCGAGCGGCATCCGATGTGCGGACCACGGCCTACCTGCGCCGGCAGCTGGAGCGTGCCGTAGAGACCGGCTCGCAGGCCGTGGATGACCTGCTGAACCGGACGTTCTATCCGCAGACCAGAACCATCAAGTTCGACTGGCCGGATTGGCGGCAGGGGACCTCGTACCGGCTCTGGCTGGAGGAGTACGAGCTCGTCTCGATCACCAGCCTGACCGTCGCCGGGACGGCATTGACCGAGGGGACTGATTACATTCTGCGACCGGCCGAGGGACCGCCGTACGACCGGATCGAGATTTTGCTGTCCGGGACCGCGTCCTTCACCGCGGGGGACACCTGGCAGGAGTCGATCGTCATCGTCGGTGACACCGGCTACGACGACCGCACCACCATCGCGGCTACCTCCGCCGAGGCACTGGACGCCACGGAGACCGGTATCGATGTCGGCGCCTGCCCGGACCTGGACGCCGGGGACCTGATCACCATCGGCTCTGAGAGGATGATCATAACCTCGCGGTCCCTGCTCGACTCCGGGGTCAATACTGCCGGCGCCCTGACCGCGGCACTGTCCGACTCGTCGGTGTCCGTCGGGGACGGGACCGCCTTCGCCGAGGGCGAGACGATCACTATCGACTCTGAGCGGATACTCATCCTGGACATCGCGGGAAATACGCTGCTGGTGCAGCGGGCTGTGGACGGCAGTGTGCTGGCGACGCACACCACAGCGACCGACATCTACGCCCCGCGGACCCTGAATGTGACCCGTGGGGCGCTGGGAAGCACCGCGGCGACGCACGACACGGCCAGTCCGGTGCTGAGGCAGGCCTACCCGTCGTTGGTCCGCGCGCTCGCACTCGCCGAGGCGCAGAACATTCTGATGCAGGAGCGCTCCGCCTATGCCCGGACCGTGGGATCCGGTGAGGGTGAGCGAAATGCTTCCGGTGCCGGACTGGCCGCGCTGCGCAAGAAGGCCGAGGACAGCGACCTGTACCGCTCCCGCGGCCCCTGGGTGGTGTGACTCATGATCAGTGTCGAGATCAGCACGAGTGGCCCGGTCCTCGGCGGCCGGGCGCAGGCGATCGTCGAGCGCTTCGTCGAGTCCGCTACGGCGGACATCAGCTCCGTGGTGATCGAAAAGGTGCAGGACCGGCTGAATCGGAAGATTCAGGTCCCGACCCCGTACTACGAAACACAGATCACCATGGAGAGGATGGACTACGACGAGATCATCGTGCATGACCGGGGGATTATTTACGGAGCCTGGCTCGAAGGTGTCTCACGGCGTAATCGGACCACCCGATTCAAGGGGTATCAGGCTTTTCGTCGCGCACATGATCTGGTCGATGGCCGGAAAGAAATCATCATCAGGAATTCCCTGAACATTCTGTTGCGCGAGCTGGGCGGAGGTGCGTGGTAATGGCTTTTGACCTGACCGCGACCCTGGACGTCCTGCGCTCGCATGCACAGGCGTCCGGGTGGTTCGCCGCGGTGACCGGGCATGAGCCGAAGAGTGCGCCGGAGGTAGGCGACCAGCTTTTCGCTTCGTTCTGGCTAAACGGCCTCTCTCCCGTCAGGTCCTCCGGCCTGGCCTCCACTTCGGCGCTACTCGACTTGCAGGCGAGGTTGTACGCTTCGGCCTTTGTGGAGCCGCGCGACGCCGTGGAGCTGGTCATGGGCAAGGTTGCCATCGATTTCATGGGACGGGTGAGTGGTGATTTCACCCTCGGCGGCAACGTCCGGGATGTTGACCTGCTGGGTGGTTACGGGGCGGGGCTGAATATGCGCATGGGATACCTGGATCAGGACGGTAAGAAGTACCGAATCGCCGTGGTCAGCATTCCTTGCATCGTCAATGATCTTTTTACCCAGGCCGAGTGAGGTGTCTAAATGAGCAAGGAATCCGGCCTCGGCGACAACCTCTACGTCGGCGGGTATGACCTGTCCGGAGATATCGGGTCGCTCAGCGCGATCGGTGGCGGCCCGACCGCTCTCGATGTCACCGGGATCAACGCGTCCGGCTACGAGCGGATCGGCGGGATCCGGGACGGCAGGATCGAATACACCGCATTCTTCAATCCGGCCGCAGGCCAGGCGCATCCCGTACTGTCCGCGCTCCCCACGACGGACGTACACCTGATGTACTGCCGTGGGACGACGCAGGGAAATCAAGCGGCCTGCCTGGTCTCCAAGCAGATCAACTATGATCCGAACCGTGGGGGCGACGGTGGCCTGACCTTCGGCGTCCAGGCTCAGGCGAATGGGTATGGCCTCGAATGGGCCTGGCTCATGACTGCAGGGAAGAGGACCGACACCGGGGCGACGAACGGTGCCGGGATTGGTGGCCTGTGGGCGCAGACCGACTTCGGCCTGCAGGCCTACCTGCAGGTGTTCAGCTTCGCCGGCACGGACGTGACGATCAGCTTCGAGGAGTCCTCGGACAACGGGTCGGGCGACGCCTGGGCTGCGGTGACCGGCGGAGTATTCACCGAGGTCACCTCGGGGCCGACGACGGAGCGGATCCAGACCGCCCGGGATCTGACGGTGGAGCAGTACCTACGTGTGGTGACCAGTACCACCGGGGGGTTTACCAGCCTGGTCTTCGCGGTCGCCGTGGTCCGGAATTACACGGAGGTGCTTTTCGGATGATGACACCGTTCCGGATCGAGCCAAAAATGCCGGTCCAGTCCTACAAGACGTATAACTTCGCTAGGCCGCTGCGCACGCATTGGCGCAAGGCGACCTGTGCCGAGGTGGAGTGTCCGCCGTACCTACACGGCTGGACCACTACGGTCCTGGCCGATTCTGAAGACGAGGGTGTCATTCGCTCGTCCGGCCGGAAGTGGATGCGGATCGAGCCGTTGCAGGGCGGGTTCCACAGGTACACATTCGGGCCTGGGCAACGGTGCTTCGCCGCGGCCAGGCATCGGATTCCACTGGAGCGTCCGGAGCTTTTCATTGTCCGGGACGGTGATTGGCGCGGTAACCCCACTGGTTACCGACGTCTGCTGACCGGACAGCAATGGGTCGATGATTTCGGTGAGCATCAGGAGCGCCTCGTCGAGGCGCTCAATCGCGGCTAAGGCTGCACGGAGAAGGGAGCGCCATGGCAAAGCAGTCCGGACTCGCGATGACGACGCTGTCGGTGGATGACAGCTCGGGAACCGCGCGGGCCATCATCAACGACATCACGAACTTCACAGTCTCAACTCCCCGGGGCGTGCAGGACATCACCGGCGTCGACAAGTCGGCAATGGAACGATTGCTCCTGCTGGCGGACATGTCGGTCACTGCGAACGGGGTGCTGAATGTCGCGGCGAATCAATCGCACGACGTTTTCAAGACGGTCACCTCGACGTCGGTCAATCGTACGACCACACTCACGCAGTCGGGGGTCACCCTTGCAGGGGAGCTGCTCTACACCGACTATCAGCTGAGCAGGTCCAATTCCGGCGAGCTCACCTGGACAGCACCTGGCGTCCTCGCCGACGGCACCGTTCCGACCTGGGCGTAAGGGGGCGGTGAGATGGGGTTCCGTCCAAGGCCGAAGGTCTACCGGCTGACCTTCGAGGACCCGGAGCTGGCCGGCCTGGTGGTCCGGGCCACCTCCGTACCGATCGGCGCTTTTCTGCGCCTGCAGACACTGATCGAGATATCCGGCGGAAAGGACGATGTCGCCGACCCCGGTGTCTCCGGCGGACTGGCGGCGATGGGCGAACTGGCCGGGGAGTTCGCCGAGGCGCTCATCGAGTGGAACATGGAGGACGACGAGGGGAGCCCCGTTCCCTGTACGCGGGACGGGGTTCTGTCCATCGACCTCGATCTCTTCCTTGAGATCGTGATGCAGTGGATGACGGCCGTGGCCGGTGTTCCGGACCCTTTGGACGCAGGCTCGACCTCTGGCGGGATGTCCCTGGAGGAGTTGATTCCGATGGAGGTGTCGTCTCCAAGCCCGACGAGCTGATCTGGGCTGAGCTCGTCTGCGGATTGTGCGAGCAATTCCATGTCCTTCCCGGTGCCCTGCTGGCAGAGGACGTCGAGCTGCTGCGAATGCTGGCGATAAGAAAACGCGGTCGTCCCGACGAGGACGCGCAGGACCCGTACCGGTAGGCGGGGGGAGGTGAGCCAGGGTGGGCAACGATATTGAGATCGTCGTCAAGTCCAGGGATGAGACGCGGCATGGGTTCGAGAGCGCGCGGCACGGTGCTGACCGGACCGCCAAGGGCATCGGCGCCCGCTTCAGGTCGATGGGCCCGATGCTCGCCGCTGGAGCCGCGGGTGCAGGACTGGCTGCGGGGGTGGCCCTGGCCGGTGCGGTGTCCTCGGCGCTCGACCGGGAGAAGCTGAACGCCCGGCTGGCCGCCCGCCTCGGCGCCGCGGGGCTTGATGCCGAGCGGCTGGGCAAGACCTCCGGCCATGTCTATGCGGCCGGATTCGGTGACAGTCTTGAAGAGGTCAATGCAGCCATCGAAGGAGTTACGAAGAATATCGGCGACCTCGGAAAAGGTGCCGCGGGCGGCCTTGAAGGCCTGAGCAAGAAGGCGCTCACGGTCGCGCAGGCCTTCGACCAGGACCTCGGCGGCGTGACTGCCGCCGTGGGGCAGCTGCTGCGCACGGGCCTGGCTGGGAATGCCGATGAGGCATTCGATATCATCACCAAAGGCTTTCAGTCGTCGGCCAACAAGGCCGATGATTTACTGGAAACGGTGACGGAGTACGGAACGCAGTTCCGGAAGGTCGGTATCTCCGGGCAGCAGATGACAGGACTGCTCAGCCAAGGCCTGAAGGCCGGAGCGCGGGACGCCGACACCGTTGCGGATGCCATCAAGGAATTCTCGATCCGGGCAATCGACGGCTCGAAGAATACGGCAGCTGGCTTCAAGGCTCTTGGCCTGTCCGGTAAGCGAATGGCTGAGGACATCGCCGCGGGCGGCCCCAGGGCCAACAAGGCCCTGGACCTGACGCTGGACCGGCTGCGCGGAATCAAGGATCCGATCGCACGCTCCGCCGCGGCCGTGCAACTCTTCGGGACCAAGGCCGAGGACCTCGGCGACGCCCTGTACGCCCTGGACCCGAGCGAGGCGGTCAAGGCTCTCGGGCAGGTCGCCGGCGCCACCGACGCCGCGGGCAGGGCGATGCAGGAAACGTCCGGTGCGAAGATCGAACGCTTCAAACGCAAGATGAGCGCAGGGTTCACAGCCACGGGAGGCGCCGCTGTGGACCTGGCCGAGAAGATCGGTCAGAAGCTGGCTCCGGTCTGGGACGATGTGCGAGCTAAGGCCGGCCCGGTCATCTCCGAACTGTCACATAACCTGATTCCCGCGCTTAGTGCGGCCCTTGACGGACTCATCTCTTACGCCAAGAGCTACTACGGCACGATCATGAGCATTGTAGACAAGGCAATGCCACTGATCCAGGTGGCGATGGATAATTTCCAGGACGCGATCGACAGAGCCAGGAATTCAGGCGTGCCATGGATGGAACTGTTGGAGGCCCTCGGCATCGCCCTCGGCACCGTCGCCGGGGTGGTCATCGGTGCTGTCGTCGTGGCCATCGCCGCACTGTCGTACCAGATCAAGTTCACCACCGCACTGATAAAGCCGCTATGGACCGTATTCCGGGCAATGGTGGACGTCTGGCTACAAGGCCTCGGGCAGATCCTGCATGCTGCCGCCGTCGCCTTCGGGTTCATCCCCGGAATCGGTCCGAAGCTGAGAGCGGCGGACAAGGAATTCCAGAAATTCCGCGACCGGGCCAATGCTGCGCTTGCCGGGATCCACAGCAGAACCGTGTCCGTCGACGTGATCTCGAAGGTCAATGGAACGCGGGTCAGTACGGGCTATTTCGAGCGCGTACTGAATGCGAAGCCCGGCCGCGCCACGGCCTTCGCCCACGGTGGGATCATCGGGGCGCAGGGGGGTGGTCCCCGCAGTGGACTGATCATGGTCGGCGAGCACGGCCGGGAGCTGATCGAGACGGCCCCCGGCTCCACCGTGCACAGCAATCCCGACACTGAGCGGATGCTCGCCACGGCCACCGGGGGGCGGGGTGGGGTGCAGGCACTGGTCATCGAGTGGGTGGGCGGCTCCGCCGGGGATGAGTTCATGTCCTGGCTCCGGAAGAACATCAGGATCCGTGGCGGGGTCACCGCGGCGCTGGGGGCATGATGGTGACCGGACTGAAGCACGAGCTGTACCTCGGCGGGTGGGTCGATGTCACGGGCGACGCTCGTGGGGCCACGACGATCAATCATGGTCCGCAGGGGGACCGGAGCCTGGATAGCACCTCCTCCTGCGTCTTCACCCTGGACAACCGATCCGGGGACTACTCGCCGCGGAATCAGTCCGGTACCTACTACGGGGTCATCGGCCGGAACACCCCACACCGGTGCTCCGTGAATGCGGCGGAGAATTACCTGCGGATCCTCGGCGGTAGTGCCGGCGACAACAACACCAGCTCGACACCGGACTCGGCGGCACTGTCCATCACTGGAGACATCGAGGTCTGGGTGGATGTCACCCTGAAATCCTGGCGGACCAGCACGGTCATCATCAGTAAATGGACCTCGGCGGTCGGGAACCGGTCGTGGGCGATAAACCCGAATGATGACGGAACCATTACCTGGTACTGGTCGGATGATGGCACCACCACGCATGCCGAGACGTCTACCGCCGTTGTGCCGATCGAGATCGGACGCCTGACTATCAAGGTCACGATGGATGTCAATGACGGGAGCGGAAATCACGTCACGACCTTCTACACAGCCGGCTCGGTCGGTGGTAGCACGACCCAGTTGGGTGACGCGGTCACCACCTCCGGTACCGCCTCGATCTACGACGGCACCGCCGTGGTCGCCGTGGGCGACGGAACGACGGGCGGGCGCTTCGTCGGTCAGGTGCACGAAGCTGCGGTGTACGACGGGATCGGTGGTAGTGCGGTCGCGGACCCGGATTTCACCGCACAGACGGCCGGGGTTGCGACCTTCGATGACGGGCAAGGCAATACCTGGACCCAGAACGGCACGGCGGAGATCTCCGACCGAGAGTACCTCTGGCACGGTGAGATCCGGGCCTGGCCAAGATCGCGGGATACCTCCGGCACCGACGTCACGGTCGCCGCAACCAGCTCGGACCTGAGTACCAGGCTCCTGCGAAGTAGGACCCCGGCGGGGTCGGCGTACCGCCGCGGGGTGACCTCCGCCGTGGCTCCGATGGCCTCTGTGGTTGCCTACTGGCCGTGTGAGGACGCTGCGGATGCCACCTCTGTCGCCAGTGGCCTCGACGGTCATCCATCGATGAGGATCGTCGGCTCGCCGACGCCGGCGAGCGATTCGATCTTTACCTGCTCCGAGCCGATTCTGACCCTGGCGTCCGGGTCGGCGCTGGTGTCCGGCATTCCCAGCTATTCAGGTACCGGTGATATCCAGGTCCGGATGCTGGTTCACATTCCGGACGGTGGGGTGACCACCCAGCGACTGCTGAAGTTGGTCACTGACGGGACCGCGATGATCTGGGAAGTCAATCTCAGTTCCAGTGGGAACCTGCAACTGATAGCCCGGGATTCTGCGGGGTCGACCATTCTCACCGATGGGTATTATGCTTTCAATCTAAACGGGGCGCATTTTAGGCTTTCATTGTCACTGTCACGGAACGGGTCGGATGTCGATTATGTCTTCGCCACCCTCGGCGTGGGATATTCGACCGGGTCGGCCGTCAGTGGGACCCTCGTCGGCTACACGGTCGACTCCGCCTCGGTATTGACCGTCGGTCCCGATCTGGCCCTGACTGATCTGGCGGTCGGGCACATCACCGTACAGTCCGTGGTCAGCTCGACCTTTTCGGACGACGATCTGCTCGCCGCCTACACCGGTGCCGTCTCGAACGATGAGCAGGCCGGGATCCGGCTGTTACGCATCGCGGGTGAGGAGAGCATGATCCTGCGACTGCACGGTGGCCGGTATCAGACCGTGCACATGGGTCCTCAGCTGATCAAGTCGGTCGGTGACCTGATGCGCGAATGCGCCGTGGCTGACGGGGGGATCCTGGTCGCTGAGCGGGACGAGTGGGCCCTGGCCTATCGAACCCGGTCGTCGATGACCGGGCAGACCTCGGCGAGGCTGACGCTGGACTACTCCGTGGCCGACCTGTCCGGCTGGGCCCCGATCGACGATGACGAGCTGACTGCCAATCAACTGGAACTGAGCCGGGATGGCGGGAGCAAGGTCCGCGATTCTGTCGACTCGGGACCGCTGGGCACGGCCGATCCACCGGACGGCGCCGGTGTCTCACCGGACACAGCCACGCTATCCCTGGAATTCGACCGGCACTTGGCCGATCAGCTGTCATGGCGTCTGCACCTGGGCACGATGGATGCGCCCCGGACGGCGGACCTACCGATCGAACTGGCCAGGTCGGCCTTCTCGGCCACGGCGGATCGGAAGGCCGCGCTGGCCGTACGGATCGGCGACCGGGTCGATGTGATCAACCCCCCGGCGGACGATGGCGCTGACGACCTCGAATTCCTGGTCGTCGGCATGCAGCACGCCGTGGACCATTTCACACACCGAATCTCCTGTCGATGCTGGCCCTACGAGGGATTTCGGGTCGGGATCTGGGGCGACGCCGGATCGAGGTGGTCCGGCGAGGGGGCGGTCATCGCCGAGGATCTGGACACTACCGAGACCGGCGTCGACATTACCGCGCCGAGCTTCTGCGAGTGGGCACATGATGACGGGGACTACCAGGTGAGGGTGAATGGCGAGGTGATGACGGTGACGGGAATCTCGGGCAGCCACCCGAGCTACACCCTGACCGTCACGCGCTCAGTGAACGGCGTTGTCGCCACGCACAGCAACGGGGATGCAATCGACATCTATCAGCCGAATTATTGGGGGCTTGAATGAGCGTGGCCCAGGCCGGGAATAAGGTCCGAACGACGGACGTCATCGTGACGTCGACGTCATACTCGCCGGTGTGGTCAGCGTCGACCACGGCGCCGACGAACTACACGTCTACCGGATGGTATTTTTCCGCCGGAAAGATCGTGTTCTTCCATGCGCAATTCACCCCCGGCGCTTCTTTCACTGCAGGTTCGGGGAATTACACTTTTTCGTTGCCGGTGGCCATGAGCAGCTCGCTCGGACTGGAGGACTCGATCGGCACCGGGCTGTTACGGGACACTTCAGGGTCGGCCCGGTACCGTCTCCTACTCATGCCGACCTCCGCCGGTGCGAGCACGGTCTTCGCGATGCAGGGCGGATCGACGATATCCCCCTGCACCAACGCGGCGCCCGTCGCCCCGGCGAACGGAGACCAGATCAGCATTGATGGCTGGTACCTCATTGACTGATGGTGGCATGCTGTGGCGATGAGTGGAGTGATTGACAGGTGGCCGACCTGGGCACGCGACCTACTGGTCGGCGTAGCCGCGGTGCTGGCCGGATGGGTAGTGACGGATATGGTTCCACTCCTGCCGGACGGCGGGCCGTGGGCGCTGATCGGCCCCGTTCTGGTCGTACTGGCCGGAGCCGTGACGAAGTGGACGCAGGCATACGGTAGGGGGTCCCGCGAGCGCACGCCACGGGATCTGATGGGTGGTGGTGGAACGAATGGCTAGAGAATGGATGCCCGGTGTGCCGATGATGATGTCATCGCACAATGGCGGAATCATGATCGGCGGCCCGCCGCGGATGGTGTGGCACACCTTTGAGGCACCATATTCGCTGTCCGCGGCCAACGGCGCTTCCCGACTGATGCGCGCCGGGAATGAGGTGCACTTCGTCTTCAATCCGACATCCGGGAGTATCGTGCAGATCATTCCGGCCTCGGTAGCCGGGCGGGGTCTGAAGAATCTGCCCGGCGGGGTGCAGACAAACCGGCAGGGGTCGGTCTGTCTGCAGGTCGAGGTGATCGGGTATGCCCGGAACCCATGGACGGCGGACCTCACCGAGGCCGGACATCATGGCCTCGGCACCCTGATGGACTTCGCCCGGTCTCACGGCGTTCCCGACGCCTGGCCGGCCGGCCCTCCGCCCCGTCCGGGCATCGGGGGCACCAGGTCGCCCTTCACCTGGCTGCGCCGTGCCGGGCACTACGGGCACTCGCAGGTGCCGGAAAACGACCATGGCGACCCCGGCGCCATAGACATCGGACTGATCGCGTCCAGCACCACCATCGGCGACCGAAAGGCCGGGACGCATGACATCGACGAGGAGGATGAGGACATGAAGGTGCGGGTCGTCAGGGTGGGGGCGGGTAACCGTCAGGGCTATTGGGTCACCTGGTTCGGTGCCGCCGACCGGTACGCAGCACCGAT